AATTGCTTGGCTTCTTTGAATTAAAATTGTTAAGTGATTACCCAAAACACTCTGAAGATAAATTTAAGGTTGAGTGTAGCAAAGGACATAAAGTATATACTTGCAGAGCATACTTAAGAAATAATAAAAGAGAACAACAGGGAGCTTGTAGTAGATGTGCAATAGCAAAACAATCTCACAACAAAAATTATGCTTGGATATATTTTGCAAAAGATAAACATAATTACAAGATAGGTTTTACTACAAATCTAAAACATAGGACAAGAGATTTAAAAACAAACAGAATAAATATTATTGAACATAAAATTTACAATGACGTATCGAAAGCAGACAAATTAGAAATACAGATACATAATTACTTAGACGAACTTAAAGTTAGACCAAATAATCCTAGATACATAAGTTGCGGTGGTCATACAGAGCTTATATCGAGAAGAAAAATACATACAAAGTTTAAGAATCAAGACATTAATTTAGATTGGTTTTTACAAAATACAAAGGAGGCATAATGGAAAACGAAATGGACACATTAACAACAGATGAGAAGATGTTGATAATGCTTCTCAGAACAGAGAAGATAAATACCCAAAGGGCGTTTGTAATAATTGCAAAGTTCTTTGAGTTAGAGAGGGAAGACAAATGACGGAAGAAGAATTGTTTAAATATCTGGAACAAGAGTTGTTAGAAGACGAACTGTTCTTAGCTAGAATCTTTGGAGTATTGGAGGAGTAAAGTATATTTATAAATTAGATATACTTATGTCAAACCAATAGACTATACTAAGATTATGGCTAATATTTTAGATGTGCCGAAGCAGGTTTCTGTCATAGCCGTTTTATATAATGGCAATGTATTAATCTGCAACTCTACAAAACAAGCAGTTGTTTACTGTGAGAAAATGAGGTTAAGAATAACCAATACTTTTACAGAGGGAGCAACCTATTTTATAGAAGCACAAAGAGAAGACTCTAGTTTATAAAGCTAGATTAAGTTAATACAAAAGGAGCATAAATGTTTGATGATAATATGGATATGTTGTTAGAACAATCACAAGAATCCATAAACAAAACAGTAGAACAAAAGGAATTAGATATTTATTTAGAAGGATTACAAGAATCTATAAACGAAATAAATAAGCTAAAAGAAGCATTAGATAATTTTATACCTATACGAAACGATTTTATTCGTAGTTTGTACAGCAGACACTCGTATAGTGCTATGAAACTAAGCGATATGACGGGATTATCACGCCAAATGGTGCATAATTTGGTCAAAGAGGAGGCAAACAATGGCTAAGTTTAACTTAGATGAATATGAATTAGTTGAGGACCGCCTTAAAAAATTCTGGAAAGACAATCCAGAAGGACGAGTTAATACAGATGTAGTCAATGCAAGTGCAGACGGAACTATGGTAATAGTAAAAGCTGAACTATTCATTAACAAAGATGACAATACACCTGTATCAAGTGGGTTAGCACAAGAGACCAAAGGGCTTGGTGGATTTGCTAATAATGAAGCGTGGTTAGAAAACGCAGAGAGCTCAGCTTTGGGTAGAGCTTTAGCTAATTGGAAGTATCAGGGTAGAAAAAAACCTAGACCTACAAAAGAAGAAATGAAAAAGGTTAAGGTTGAATCTAAACCAATACACAAACCAACAAAACAAGAGCAAAAGAAGATGGAAGATATTGCAGATTCTGTTCTATCAGTACCATCTAACAATGCAGAAGAACTGAACGAAATATTATTAGGTATGGAGCCTGATGATAGATTTAGAAAACAGTTTAAGAAAGAAGCATACGATAAAGTTGTAGCTAGTGGTTTTGATAAAGACGTAAACGTCTGGTCAGAGACACAAGTCAAAGACTTTATACAAGAGTTTGCTGATATTAAAAATGATATAAGTGGTTTAGTCACAGAAATAGGAGGAGATATGGCTGATATACCTAGCGGAGATTGGGAGAAAGACGCACCTAGCGAGAAGCAGTTAAAGATATTTAACGATTGTATTGCAAAGGCAACTGATGAAGGAGATACAGAGCTTGTTAAAAAAGCAAAAGATTTTCTTAATGGTGGCAAAGCAAACAAGAGCAACATCTTTGATTGGGTTGACACGGGTACTTGGTCTCTTAAAGACGGCTCATAACAATGGACTTGGAGCCTATTGGCGAGTCATTTAATGTCAAGAGATTAAAGGACAAGTTAAAAAAGAGGTATCCAAACCATAACTTTGATGTACCTGCCGAGCCTGATATACAATGCAAGGCTCCTTACCTGTGTAATAAAAGCGATAAGATTACTTATACGGACACGGAAGGGAACTTGTATTGTGGTCTAAGGTTTAAACAATCTGACAAAGATGACCCATACAAATGGCAATGGGAGACCTGCCACGCATTGATAAGAAAAGTAAACATAAGCAGTAAGTATGAAGAATTACAGGACGATATATTTTGAAATGTAAGAGTTGTAATGCAAGTGAGTATAATTTGTACGGAGAACCGAATCACATTGCGAACGGCTACTGCAAAGATTGTAGGAGAGTGATAGATGTTAACACAAACAGAAGTTATAGATAGATGGAACAACATACATTTATTTAATGAACCATTGATTGAAGTAGAGGACAATCCTTTTTCTACTTATGACGCACAGAGTAGCGAGTACATAGTAGAGATTAAATCAAGGGATAAGTTGTATGATTCTTGGATAATAGAGAAGTACAAGTTTGATATAAATTTAGAGGACGCTGCAAGAACAGGCAGAGACTTTATATATATAACAGAGTACAGAAGAAAGTTGTTGGTTTGGAATATAAACGATTTAGTTGCTGTTGATTATGCTTTTAATTGGCACAAGAGATGGCTTCCAAAAACAACAGACTTTGATAACAAAGAAAAAGTAATAAAAGAAGTAGGGTACCTACTTACTAGCTATGCTAGAGAATATTAAGGAGAACAAATGATTGATGTAATGGTAAGCAAAGCAACAACAGGTATGTTGATTGCAGAATTGTTAGGAAGAAAAGATGATAAAGAGCAACCATTATTTATGGGCAAAAGCATAATATTATCTAATGGGCAACTGCAACTATTAGCAATACTACCTAATGTACAAGTGCTTACAACAGTAGAACAAGAAGAAGAATAACTAAACGATTTTGTAGTTATCCCATCCTTCTTTACTTATGGTAAAGCATAGGACACCAGGCTTACTCCACATACCTGTACGTGCTGTAAAGTCTGTGCTTGCGTCTATGGATGGGCATTGCATCCAAGTTCTATTGCCTTGTTGCATAAGTCTTGGGTGATGAAAGTGTCCGGTTATTAAAATATCTGCTTCTCCTGGTGGTAAGTGACCAAACATTTGACCTTGCCACCATTTCATTATCTTAGCTTCAGGACCCGAACCGCCTGCGTGCATATGTCCGTGGCTGAAAGCCAATGTTAAATTTTTGATGGTTAATGTGTGATGAAATCCCTCTGGTATTGATACGCTTACCTTTTTATATCTAGGATTCTGTGCCATAATCTCACCGCATATTTCTATGTGCATAGTGTCAGAGTTGTCTAATCTGTTAGTCACTACCTGACCTTTGCTACTACGAGACATTTCTCCGTGGTTCGCAGGAACTCCAGAGAGTACAATCTTGTTTGCATAGGGTAAAAATGTATCAACAGTCTTCATAATTAGTTTTCTTGCTAGGTGATACTGTTGTTGTAGTGTAAGTGATATATTAAATGGCTGCGAGTCATAAAATCCGTAGCAACCCTCTGTTAAATCGCCCATAGATAGCAAATAAATTTCGTCTACGCCACCTAGTGCCTTAACCTGCTCTACTCCTCTTTGAAGGGCTAAATCGTAGCGTTTGAGGGTATTTTCTACTCCGTAGTCATCTTTACCTAGCTGCCAATCACTCATACACCATATAAATGCCTGTTTGCTAGTAATCTTTTTCTTTTTTAGTGGTTTTTTCTTTGATATATCTTTTAATAACACATCAAACCACTCATCACGAGCAGGATGTTTACGTCTTACAATACCTTTAAAGGCGTAGAACGTTTCAACTCTACCACCTTTCATTTGGGTCATCCAGGAACTAGCTTTTACCTTCCCATCTATTTCATAGTGCTCAGGATTGAAGCCCCACTCTTTAAGAATAGAATCAAACTTATTCCTGTAATCAGGGTCAGTTCCTACGTGTGTTATTTCGCCAAGACCGGATTGCTCATCAATCTCTGCTGATGGTTGCCATCCAGAACGAAAGTAATTATTACCTAAGTCTTTTTTCTTTGTCATATGCAGCCCTTCTGCTTGTTAATCTATTATACAAGAAGGATATGACGTTTTCAGCTACTTAGTTATTTGTTTTTTAGCATATGTCTTGATGACGGCTAATGCAGCACCACCGCCAGCTAATGCAGCTAGCTGAAGTGTTTCTGCCTCAACACCAACCAATGGAGCAACAGTTAAAGCCCCAATAAAGGCTTCAATGAAGGTCCATCCAGTTCTCTCAAGCATATCTTTGAGGTCTTCGCTCATTCTATACTCCCACGAATCAGACCAAGGTGTCCACCATACATCTTTCTTAAATGTACCATCCTGGTTTCTTGCTCTTTTAAATCTTTCAAACATTATCTAATTATCCTACCTCTCAACATAGCTTGTGTCTGTATGACATTACCATTAATCTCTTGCAATTTCTCCATAACATCTTTAGCAACACCTATGTCTGTACTAGAGGCTTCCTCTAATGGTTTCTCTAATAACTTAGTTATTGTTGTGTACTCTATTGTTACATCTTTTCCTAACAATAATTCTTTTGACACTTTTTTATATAGCTTTTTGTATGCTACGCCACTATGACCTATAAATCCATCTTTGCTTATGTCTAAATCTTGCTGACTTTCTCCTACAATTAGACAACCTGAAGTGTGTTCATCTGTATTACCTGCGTGTATAAGTATATAAGTAAAGTTAGGTACATCTTGCAAATGCAACA